GGGATTCAATTGGAAATGCTGCGTATGTTGATGAGAAAGAAAACCTGATTGAGCGAGCAGGCTTGTCTCTTATCGCCGCTGAAAAGTCCAAGACCCGTGAAGCGGTAGGTAAGTTTATTGGTATAAAACAGAAGCGAGTTATCTTAGTAGGGGATGAGCTGTCTGAGCTGTCTCAGGCCATTCTTCAGGCAGGCTTGACGAACTTATCAAAAAACCCCCATTTCCAAATGATTGGGATGGCTAACCCCAACAGTCGTTTCGACGCTTTCGGGGTCTGGTCCGAACCGAAAGACGGCTGGGAGTCTGTAGATATACAATCCGCAGATGAGTGGGATACCAAGTGGGGCGGGAAATATATTCGACTGGATGGAGAACGCAGCCCAAACATCCTTTTAGGCGAGACCAAGTATCCTTGGCTCCCGACTGCTGCAAAACTGGAGGAGGACCGAATACTACTGGGGCCGGAATCAAGAGGCTACATGCGAATGGTCAGGGCTATCTTTTTCGATAGTGATGAGACGACGGGCATTTATGCCGAATCTGAGCTAACTAACTGTGGGGCAATGGGTAAGGTAGAGTGGGAGGGCAAGCCCACAATGGTTGCTGGTATTGACCCTGCATTTACAAATGGGGGCGACCGGACGATCTTGTCGATTGCTGAGGTGGGTTATGCCAGAAATGGGCAGTACGTTTGCCAGTTTACTGATGCGATCCACCTTAATGATGATGCAACAAACAAGGCGGTGCCGCGCACTTACCAGATTGTTCAGCAGATTGTTGACCATTGTAAGAGAAAGGGAGTCAGTCCTGAGAATGTAGCGGTGGATTCCACTGGTGCGGGCGCTCCTTTCTGTGATGTGCTGGCGGGCGAGTGGTCACCTAACTTTATGCGGGTGACGTTTGGTGGGAAGGCCTCTGACAAGCGCGTCTCTATGAACAGCCAGCTCACAGGAGAAGAACTTTACATGAACCGCGTATCTGAATTGTGGTTCGTGGGTAAGGAACTTATGCGGACCCGACAGATCTATGGGATTAGCTCCGACCTTGCTCAAGAGATGTGCGCCCGTAATTACGATATGATCAAAACTGGTTCCCTTAAAGTGAAAATTGAATCCAAGCCAGACTTCAAGTCACGCTTCGGCCGAAGTCCTGACTTGGCTGACGCAGCATTCCTTGCGCTGGACTGTGCGCGCCAACGACTAGGACTCGTGGCAGTTGATCCACCGAAAGACGATCAGGGTACGGGGTTCAGGAAACGGGTTACAATTGAGTCGCTGGGTAAGGCTCTTCAGAACACAGATACGAGTTTACTTTCCTGACCCGAACTCAAAAAGTCCTCCCCAAATACATATGGTACCAATGATCTTATCATCAGTACCAAGTAATTCTGAAGGGGAGTTTTTGGTTGCCTTTCTGCATTTTTGCTACAATTGACATTTTTAAGGTAAAAAGGTAATTTATACCTTGTGGCTGCAAAAAGATTTAAGCGCCTGCCTTCTGGTAGAATTCAGTATATGGGAGAGACCTATGCTGGGTTTAATAAGCCTAAAAGAGCGCCTAAAGGCTCGAAGAAAAAATTCGTCGTATTAGGCAAACAGGGCGACAAGATTAAAAAGGTTTCGTACGGACATCGTGATTACAGCGATTTCCGAAAACACAAAAACCCTAAACGCCGCGCTAATTTTAGAGCGAGGCATAACTGCAAAACTGCAAAAGATAAAACAACTGCCCGCTATTGGGCTTGTAAACACCTTTGGTAATCATGGCTAACGGAGACAAAGACGATAAGAAGAAGAAGAAGAAAAACGTGAGGGTACTTCGGCCTCAAGGGTCAGGTGCTACAACTTCACTTGGAGAGGTAGTTGAAGGGGTATCTGAAGGCACCCGTAAGTTTTTCACTAAAACAGTTCCAGCAGCAGGCAAAGCAGTAGGCACAGCAGGCAAAGCAGTAGGCACAGCAGGCAAAGCAGTAGGCACAGCAACTGTTGAGGCTTTCCAACCTTCTGTAGTCCCCACAGGGCCTGAAGTTGATTTTGAATCGAACGTTCGGGAGCTAACCGGAGATAAAGAAGACGGTGAAAATGAAAAAATAAAAACCGAACTGGCTAGGAGCACTGCTGGCGGGCGACCTAAAGATGATAGTGACGACTTTACTCCTAAACCCAAGTTTTTTGGCCCTATGGGGAGGTCTGTAACGGGCCCCGCAAGCAACATTGCACCATATCAGCAAGAGCGGGAAGAGGCGTTAAGACTTAAAGCCTTCCCACGAGAACGAAAACAAAGCCTTTCACCAGATCAGCAAGAGGCGGCAAGAAACGACCTTGCATTTGACAGTGATGGCGACGGGATACTCAGCGCCTCTGAACAAGAAGATGCGCGAGCTTTTCAGCGGGAAGAAAGAATAAGAGGTTACAAAGAAAGCACAGAAAGAAACAAAGCCAAGCTTGCAGAAATTGAAGCCCGCAGACTAGCCACGGCTTACGACCAACGGAAACTAAAGGAAGATACGACCCCTAAGCCCGTTGATGTAACTGCTCAAGTAGAGCGTCTGGCTGAACAACTTGATAAGAAAGACCAGATAGCTAAAAGAAGAGCTAAAGAAATAGAAGGCCTTGATGTTGGCGGTTTAAGAGAAAAAGATTTTGCTAGCAGAGAAGCTTTTGTTTCTGCTGTCAAAGAAAGAAACGACCCGAACCGCCGCCCACTTGGTTCCGGTAGCTCTCTACGCCAGACCCCTCGTGAGTTAGGCCGTTTATCAGGAGCTATGGATCGCGCAGGTCGCAAGCTAATCCGTAAAGGGGCGGCTGCGCAAGGGTTTGCTATGTTTGGAAAAGCAGCCACCCAACGCTCTAATGAAGGAAGTGCTATTTCTACGCCTGAACGTCTCGCCCGTGAAGAGGAAGAACGCAGGCAACGAATAAACCTGATAGGTGCTACGCAGCAACGCATGAGAGATTACCAGAACCTCCGCAACCAGATGGGAACTTCCCTATAGATATGGCCCTTGAATTTAACAGCGACGACGTAATCCAGACCAGTAAGGTCGCTTCCGGCATGGGAGACTTTTTTCCTGAGTCTGGAATGCGCGCATCAGAGGTCCGACGGATTCAAGCTAACTACACCCAGAACATTGCTCCTTTGCAGGATCGCTTGATGAATTTAGACAACAACATCATGCGTCTGCAATCACAGGATTTAGCATATAAGAATGCCCAGCTAGAGTTTAAACGCAAAAAAGAAGAGCAAAGGCTTCAACGCGATTTTAATAACCCTGCTTTGTATGAACAGATCGACGCTGTTTTAAGTAGTGAGCTTCCACCCCTTGAACAAAAGAATCAAATCCAAGAGATAGGGCGACAGAACCCTCAGGCTTTACTTAATGTGCCTGTGTTTGAGCAAGTATATAATACGGCTATAGAACAGACTAGAACGCGCGCTGAACAAGAAGCAAAGACTACAAAACTAGAAGAAGGAGCCGCCCAGATAGGTAACAGGTTGTTGTCAATGCCGTCTTCCTCCGCTCAAAAAGCAGGCGCTGAACTTCTTCGTGGAAGAATGTCTCTTGATGACGCCATTACTGTTTTGGGAGAACAGCAAAAAGAAGCTCAAAATATTGCCCAGCAAGAGACGCTAAGGGCGGAAAAAGAGGAAGTCTTAAAAGAAGATATTTCTTTAGTGCAATCAGCAAACGTAAAAGATTTTTCTTTTCAAGATTACCTTGAAACAGCGTCTGACGAAGTAAGAGATGCTTACGACGCTTTAGAAACAAATGAGCAGAGGACTCTGTTTATTATCGAAAATCAGCCCCCTATCAGATTTAACTCTGTTTACCGAAATCGGTTGATTCGCAGGCTGGCCAGACGGACAAACAGAACACAAGAAGAAGTAAGGAAGGCCTACCCCCGCACCGACCCTAAATCCGATGTTAAGCTTCTTGAGGACTTAAAAGACGCGGTAGACGATGCAAGAGCTGCTTTTGTAGGGGGCGACTTCGAAGACCCTCTTCGTGATTTGGAAGACACCAGAGATGAGAGAGACATTCGTGGGGCTATAGTCCCCCCTCGTGGAGATTAACTGCAATTAAACATATAACCTGACTTAGCTGTGTCTGAGCTTGTAAAATTCGATGATTGGTCACTCACTAGTGACCTAGATGACCCCGTTGATCGTAGAATCGCCCACGCGGATTACATACGAGAATCTTATTTCAAAGATGGGAAATATAGTGATGAAATAGCGGGGATAATTGACCGGAACTTGGGGCAAGCTTTGGCAACCCCTACTGATGAGGGGGGTAGTGGGCTAACGGCAGATCAGATAAATGAGGCCTTTAGTAGGGATTACTCCCCTTCTTATGAAGAAAAAGCTCAGGCTGTATCTAGAGCGAATGTCATAGACCCCCGTTCTGATGATGGGGATCCAATCAGGGCATATAACGCTTTTATAAAAATAAAAAATAAGGGGGACGCCGATCCAAACTATCTGGCTCAAGAAGAAGCTCTTTTTGGAGAAGCTTCGGCTATGGTCGATAAATATTATGAGGATGCTGTAGATAAGATCCGCTCTGATGGAGGGTCTCCGTTTGTCCGCGTTGCTAGGCCTGATGGTGGTTATTATTTAAAGAGTGGTCCTGCTGCTGATGGTCTTACCCCTTACGAAGCTTACAAGCAAAGTGTAGATGCGGGGTTCCTTAATGCTCGTGACATACGGGGGGTACAACAAGCGATGACCCCCTTTGAGGATAGCGGGGTTCCCTTACACAAACGTGCCCATTATGAAGACGCTATTCTTGCGATAAACACTGCACTTGGAAGTGACCAAGACACAGAATCCTTGACAGGTGCGATGCATCGTTATGCACAGAGGCTCGGCGTTCCTGATGATCGGGTCAATGTGTCTTTGAACGAAGAACTTCGTGCGGACGTAGTAGAAGAGCTTGAGTACTTGTTTCCTGATACCTCACGTATTCCTTTAAAAGACCGCTTCGCCGCTGTGGATTACATGGTCGGGGAAATGGCTATGTCGTCGGGAGTTATTCGCTTTGATGAGGGCAATCTTTCAAACAATGTTCGGACTTACGGCTATGGCGACATGGTCATGCATGGCGATCTCCTTGCCAAGAAGTCTTTGTTCGAAGAAGCCATTAAAGATTACTCTGGTCCGCAAAAAGAGAAGCTAAGACTACGACGTCGCAACAGGCTTAATGGTGCTATGTTCAATGACTTTAATGAAGTCATAAACAGGACATACCTGTCTTCTAAATGGAATGAGGCAGTCGCCCAAGGCTTGCTCGATGGTAAAGAAGAGTCCGAAATTTTTGACGAGTTTTTTGAGAACAATGATTACAATGAGTTTAGGAATGAGTTCGTAGGGTCGGTCCTGAGGTCTGTGCCAGACGCCTTTACTGATACAGTGGCTGCTTTGGGGGTAGCCGCTACAAGTTTTGATGGCGAGCCAAACAAACTCGCCCAAGATACACTTATTAAAAATCAGAGGGACCGTGCTGCGCGGGCGCGGTTAGCAAACATGATGGGGGACAAGGTAGGCTGGGTTACGACTCTTTCCTCCATGATCGCCCCTGTAGCCGTTGACCTTACTGCTACAGCAGCCTTAACAACAACTACTGGTGTAGGTGGAGCGGGTTATCTTGGCCTTAAAACCGGAGCAAAACTTACTACCAAAGGAATAGCTACAGGTATTCTTGCAGGTTCCTTGAAAAGAAAAACGATTGGGGGTGCGCTAGAAACCGCAGAGCAAGCTGCCGAACGTCTTGTAGCGAAAGACCTCATTGTATCTTTTGGTAAGAAGAAAAAAAGTTTTGCCAATGAGGCCACGAGAGAAGCTTTCGAGAAAGCCACTGCGGTGGATGTCATCAAAAAGTACAATCAAGTAGTAGCCAAGAATTCTACGCTTTACCCCGCCATGTTTGTGCCTGCTGCGACCCGCAGTGGAGGCATGACTTACGCTTCTGTTTACAGTGCTTTGCCTGATGATATGCCGTCTGAAGAAAGACACCAGAAGGCTCTGGGGGCTGGGCTCATGGCGTCTGTTGTTACAGGGGGTCTTGTTTTAGGTTTCCGCGCCATTGGAATGGGCGGTGTAGAAGATTTTATTATTGGTCGCGCTAGTACTTCCCAAGTAAGGGAACAGCTTAAACGCACTGTCGCCAACACGGTTGCTCACAGATCTAGTATCCAGAAACTAGGGCAATTACCCGATGATGTCTATGACGCGGCTTTAGCAAAAATATCCGCAGAGGGGATTAAAAGATCTTGGAAAGAATTTGTCCCTACAAATGCGATGCTTCGTTACGGGAAAAATTTTGCTGACGAGGCTTTAGAAGAAGGACTGGATGAATTCATCAATAGCTTCATTCAGACGGGGTTCACTGGAGAAGACATGCCCTTCACAGATCGAGTCACGGGCGCTTATATTGCTGCTGCTTATGGGGGAGCCTTTGGCTTGGGCATGCCTCTCTTTAGAGACACATTGGGCCGTGCCGCACGGGGGTCGGCTGTTACTAGTGAGAGGGCGGCTAAAAGAGAGGTGGCCACACGAATAGCGGAGGAGATAAATACACAACGCGCCAGAGAAGCTGGCCAGAAATTAAGAGATCTAGACAGTCCTGCGACAGCAGATGCTATTGAGGACATCATGGACGAAAGGGAAAGGGCAAACATCGACCCAGAAAGAGCCACCGACCCCTTTTACCGAAGTGGCCCACGAGAACCCGCGCAAACCCAAGAGCAAACCCAAGAGCAAACCGAACCATCTGAGATCACCCCTGTTGAGGAAAGAGAAAAACCCCAAAATGTTGTTGAAGCCTATGCCCGTTTAGGCGTGGCTGTGGGCGCTACTTTTGCTCAGATACAAGCTGCTTACCGGAATTTAGTACGTACAAATCACCCTGATGTGAATCCTGCTCCTGAAGCGGAGCAAGTAATGCAGGAGATCAACGAGGCTTGGGACATAATCAAGAAAGACGCAGCGGATCAAATAGTAGACGCCGTATCTAAAGCGACTCCCGAACAACATGGAGCCGCTGCTGAGGAAGAAATAATCAGAACCTCTGGCCGTGAAGGAGGTCAGATAATACCTGTGCCTCAGGTTAGGGTTCCGACCCCTATCGAAATAGAGGACTACTTCAAAGATCTTTCTGCGCAAGTGCTTACTAGACCAGACCTAGATCCTTCAGACCTAATTACAGTAGAAGCACTGGAAAGAGAAGAGGCAGCAGAAGCAGAAGCACGAGAGAGGAAAGACGATGAAGACGCAG